TTCGCATCCAACTGTAAAATAGTAAGTCATTGTTTTTACTCTCTTTTTCTGGTTTTTAAGGCCTACCTCCGGCCTCTTGTCTATTCTATACCACAGGCAATCATTGCAAACAAGCGTTTCTTTTCTTTTGTTTTCAGTGGCTTACAGGTGCCGGCAAAAAAAACGAACAATTGTTCGGGTTTTTTAATTAATTGATCGTGCGCGAGGGTGTAGGTGGGGGGGCCTGTAAAAAGAGGGCTTATTATGGCCCCTGTATAAATCCCCGATGAAGTGATGCCCGATAAGAAGATGCCCGATCATAAAAAAAGCACGGGCGAACCCGTGCTTTTCCCGAACAATTTCCCCCGATTTACTTCACAGCTTCGACAATCTGGGTTACTCCGTTGTTTGGAATATAGCACAGCAGACAATTTTTACATTTCTGACCAGTACAATTTTGTTTTACTTCGCTTCCCTTGCTAACATTGTTGAACGTGCGGTTGAAAAATTCAGGCACGTTATGCATAACAGCGTCAATTTTTGGGTTGCTATAGATCAAGATCAGGTTGCTGGGCTTTTCGTTCTTACTGTAAAACTTGCGGATAAGATCTTTTCTTTTTGTCCACAGGGCAAAAGAACAATGGGGATTGTGTAACGTGATATTATGCAAGTTCTCCAAATGCGTTAGGTTGATCAGCTCCCCATGAGCCGAGAAACGGAAAAAGGCGTCTAGAATTGTCGGCAATAGATGACTCGGAATAATGCCTAATGATAAAGCGTCACTATTACGTTGCCATGCTGGCGCGCAATTCTTGCGCATACCTTGCAGCATTTCCATGCTGTAACATTTCGTGCAGATGATGTTCTCTTTCTTGCTATTATACATCTTCTGACAAAATGGGTTTGTTAGTGTGTTTGTACTAATAGCCTTGAAGCCTTCAAGCTTGCCGGTCATGTTTGAAATAGTAAGCATTGTTTTCTTCCCTTTCTGGTTTAGTCATTACATATAAGCAACTATTGCAAACACTGTCAACAATAAAAACACAAAAAAATAAAAAAGATTCACGAGCTGAACCCGGGGTCAATCACGAACAATTGTACTATTCAGCTCCGGGGCAAAAAAAACAGCAGCACAGGAACCAGAACCCGTGCTGCTGCGACCGAGCCAAAGCCCGATTCAGAAATTGTTCGTGTTATTTAGCCCGAGTCGCTGCGACTCCCGTTACCATAGTCAAAGCGAAGATCATAACGATGCCCGCGTGAACGAAGAATGATCCCGTTACTGCTGGGTCTGGCTCTGCTGCTGATGCAAAGCACAGCCCGATGAACCCGATTCCGATTAATGTGTTACCTAACTTACGCATTATAAACCTCCATCAGTGTCTTTTACATTGTCAAACAAAACGTAAATCTGGTTGGCTTTCTCATCACCGATAAATACCTCTGTGAAATCAATCTGTGGGTCTGTTTCTTTTACCAAATCCCAAAGAGCATCAAAAAATGCTGCCTTATCCATTTTCTTCTCCCCTCGTAACATTAACCAACTGCCATGCCAGTTCGTGCAGCATAGCTTCTTGGTTGTCTCCTTCGTCTACACCAATCCCCTCCATCACACAGTTAATAGAGTCTACAACTGCCTGCACCTTCTGATCTGCTGTAGGTACGGCGACTACGCCGTTTCCAATATAGATGCCAGTCTTCCAATCAGGCTTTACTTGTGGTGTTTTCATTTTGCCCTCCTCTGTTAAGCACACCTATATATAAGCAACTATTGCAGATGGTGTCAACAAGAAAAAACAATAAAAAACAAAAAAAATAAAAAAAAGATTTTGTTGTCCCAATACCTACATTGCCGTTGCTGCACGAGCTGCGGGCCGGGGAAGAGAACGAACAAGTGTTCGTGTTTAGGCCCGGGGAGGAAAAAACCCCCGGCGCATGGAGGAACACCGGGGGCAGACCAAGGGAGGACTCAATGATTCCCCGATTCAGGCCCGGGGTCAACCCCCGATCATAACAATTGTTCTGTGCCGTCCCGATGCCTACATTGCCACTAGTGTCTATGCGTACGTTTTTCCGTACGGTCAGCTCTTTTCCCCGGCCCGATCCCGAACAATTATACGGTTCCCGAGGCCCGATCAGAGGAGGCCCCGAGCGCCGTCGGAGAATAGCCTCCGCAAACCCGCAGAAACCCTAGCCCGAGGCCCCGAAAAAGCCCGATTCAGGCCCCGAACCCGAACAAATCTACGCCTACAAGGCCCCGAGCAGGCCCCGAAGACCGCCTCCTCCCCCCGCGCGGGGTGTGTGGTACTATTTTACCGCATCCTCTTTATCATCTACTATATTTTGTGGTTCATGTTCGATAACGTCTATATCTGGTGTTACGTTCACCATGCGCGACTCAGCCAAACGCTTGAATTCAGCCAATTTATCGGCAATTTGTTCTTTTGTTTGTGCTGTAATATCTTCCTTAACAACGTGCTGCTTGCTGATAAGTAACCCTGCTGCCTTCAAACGCAGCTCTTCAGCACGGATAGCCTCGCTAAATCTGCCGTTCTCCCACGCTTGATCCCGAAGCTTTTTTAAGTCCCGAATAGACTTGTCAATTGTTACCCCATATTTGGCGTTGGCTTCCAGCCGCATCTCTTGCAGACGTTCCGCTACCACTGGGTTCTTTAGCAGCCGTATAGCAGACACTCCGGCGTTCTTGTATCCCGCCTCTCTCGCTGCTGCTGTCTGTGTCATGTCCTTGTACAAGTAATTATTCAGGAATTCCTGCTGTATAGGCTTTAGCCTTTTATACCCCGCAAGGCGCATTTCTTTTGGCAAATCTTCTCCGACCTTTGGCATTAGTCCATCACCATCCTAGCTTGTGCGATATGTAATACATTATCATATTTTTCATCGGGATAATATAAGTTACCCTCGCTCGTTGTTTTAAGCCCGACCTCTGCAAACAGATCGCGCTCGACCTTCTCTTGCTGTTGCTGCTCTACTGCATCATCGTAATTCATATGTTGTTGCACCTTCATATCTAGCCACGACATCGCTATCGCGCACGGGAAGCAAATCGGCTCCCCGTCCATTTCCATCATTAGCATCGCGTCCTGCTTCCCATCGCAAACCGAACAAATACCCTGCTCTTTATCTGACATGATCGCGCTGCTGACCTCTCGCTATAGGGGATAGGTTACCTATACCTATCCCTATATATATATAGGAAACCACAGTAAAGTAGGCAAGTTGGAACATTTTCAATGACTTACACCCCTATTCTTAACTTGCTTACAGAAGAAAATGACACAGGCAAGTAAACCGATTTCCTTAATTATTTCAGTAACTTGTTACTTGCCTACGATTTACTTGCCTATAGGCAACCAGTCAAACAGGCAAGTAAAAGTTAACCACATTCTAGTTAATGTGGTATTTATTTACCACACGGTGCATCGACCAAGATACCCACATTTGGGTGTTTGTTTTTAAGCGCATTGAACACCTGATACTTGCGTCTTTTTGCTGTATAGGCGCACTGATCATATGTGGCAAAGCTTCCTTCGGCCTTGCTCACAAAACACGGATTAACGGCATCGCCGCCACTGCTAAATATGATACACGCGGCAACGATATACTCATACATCCCACTTACTCCGTTTTTTGATAGACTTTGCCATCATATATTTTTGTATGTGGTCATTCATTTGTGCCTTTAGCCGATCCTTCACCGCCTGTTGCGCTGGTGTTATAATATCTGTTCTAACATGAACCCTATGAGGCGCAGCGTTAACTTCTGGCACACGCAACGCCGCAATAATCTCGTCTCTTGATGGAACTGCCATCACGCCCTCCTAGCTTCAACACGAACAATTTCACTTGTTCCGGGTCTCATGTGAAGATCGACTTCCCAGTGGCACTTCACATCCGCCGTAGTTAACCGAACAATTTCGCTCCCGTCAACTTCGACGACCCGTTTTTGTTGGTCAACGACATAGTTATACCGCTCGCTGCACTGGCAACCAAGCGATACATTCATCAACGCATCGACCT